GCTCGGCCCTTTTTTTGGGGAAGTCGCCCGCCCCGCGGGAGGGGTATCCAGCCTCGCCAGCACATCTCCCGCCTTCACCGCATCGCCTTCCTCTTTCAGCATTTCCTCGATCCGCCCATTGCTGTTGAAAGCAAGAGAAATCTGACGAATATCTACATTTCCGTAAAGGATCAGTCTTCCCTGTTCCGCATTCCTGCTCTTATAAAAGAAATATCCCGCAGCAAAGGCGATCACCAAAACCACGGCAATGATGACCGATTTTCTGTTTCGTCCCAGCCATTCCATTTTCAAGTATCCTTTCTTCCTGAACGCCGCCCTTTCATGACTTCCATTCTTTTCTCCATGGTATCAAATTCAAATTTGAATTACAAGTTAATGTATGATATTTGCAAAACCTATATATGCGATATTTCTTGATTTTATCGAGTGGCCAAGAAAATGCCACGAAAATAATAACCGCCAAAATACGATGTTTTTGCTTAAATTTTTGCCGTATTTTTGCCGTCCAAAAGAAAAAAGCGGGGATTTCTCCCCACTTTTTTAGATACCGGATTACCTCCGGGCTATAACTGTGCCCACAGTAATGATAAATAATCCCGCATATAAATCTCGTTGCCTACGTATGACCGCTTGTTTGTGCTCCATTTTCTTTATTTTGTTCTTCAACTCTTCTAATGATGTTCTGGATTCTGTTAGATCGTCCCTGACATCGTTCAACGATTGATTCGCATTCGTTAATGATATCTGTGTCTCTTCGAGTTCTTTCTGCAATTTCGATAGCTGTTTCATTTGCTCGCCGGAATCCATTTTGAGCATGATCAATTTTTGCCTGAGCTGATTTAACTCCAAGCTCTGCGCTGTGAATTCTGTCTTGAGCTCGTTCCAATCCGTCATTGATATCATGATAGTCTGTCTTGGCTCGGCTTGATTCATAGTACCACCATCCGCAGATACCTGTAAGCAGTAGCAAAATGACAATCCCAACAACAAACAAGCGGTGATTACTCGTTTTAAAATCTTCCCACACATTTAGCCCTCCTGATTCTTGTAAAACTCTGCTTTTCCTCTGATTAAATCTCCACCCGGCACTAACACGCCGCCATTGCTGTAGTCCGGTAAGTACAGCAGATCCCAACGCATATCAGGCTCTCCGCTACTGACGCCGTAACCGTCAATTTGGGCGATTTCCGCGTGCGTATATACATCGTCCGCAGTCAATTCAAGTATTTCTTCAGCTTTAGCCGTTAACATCGCCATGGCTTCAATCTGTTCTTTTGTCGGCGGTTCACTTCCTAAATCTATGCCGTCGGGATGATCATAGTAGCATATCGCGTCTTTACAACACGCCATCGCTATACCGATCGACCGGCTGTTCCTGTGCCATGTATGCGCCAGTCTTTCAGTAAAATCTTCGTGCATGATGTGATAACCGCCTGCACGGTCGATTACTACTGTATAGTCAGGCAGATTGACTACACTCCCGTCACAGCCTGTCCAGTGTTCATAAATTCGGTCAATGCCTCCCACAGCATTCTTCAGCAATACTTCAATTTCTTTTAACGTCATCTTTTTTCAGCTCCTTTTCTATAGCATCCGGCCGGCCATTGCGGTTTTTATCCACCATATACTTTGCGATAAATGCAATCGCCCCGACGACCGGAACCGCCGTATAATCTTCAAAGAATTTAATCAATGTCATCGTATTTGCTGACCCCTTGCAGAATTCAATAACCCACGCGGTCAGCACAACACAAAACAGAATTAAAAAGCCTATGGCATAACCATAGACTACTTTCATGGACGGCTTGGCATTCCCTTTCGGTATGTGTTCATTTATGTATCCGACAGCTTTTTTCCATAAATCCCTTATTTTCTCGAACAATCACATCACCTTTCCTATCAATGCAATTACCACGGAAATGATGGTAGAAATCAGCCCGGCTACTTTATAGATATTATCTATCCTGTGATGTGCTGATTTCGCACTTTGTTCTGCCCTTTCATGCGCTACCTGAAGTCTCTGTATTTCTGGAAGCATTTCCACAAGCATGTCGAGTTTCGTTTCAATCCGGACAATTCTCTCCAGTGCTTCTGGACTTATATCTACCATACTCATTATTTATTATCCTCCGTCTTATTTTCAGGCTTTTCTTTCTCTTCCAGTGGCTTGCTCCGGATGCATTTTTTATTAGTGCAAAGCCCTGTTTCTTTGTTCATTTTCCTGTGGCATAAAAAACAGCGTTCCATTATATTTCGCTCCTTTTCTTCGTATATTCGCTAATCAATTCTTCTCGTTCTTCTTTTAACTCAGTGTATAGATCCTCATCTTCAATCGCTTTAGCTTTTGCCATTTCGAGTTCAATATTACTTAGTTTATCCGCGTATTTTCTATCCAAGGTATTGAGTTCTATCTGTCTCTGCGCTTCTACAGTCGGCTCCGGAGCAACATATTTAATCGGTTTCCCGTCCGCGCCACGAATATACCCATCAATGTACTGGTTAAAGGCATTGGCGCCAATTGGTTCCACCACAACGGCTTCCGGGAATTTCTCCTTTGCTTCCGCGAGAGCTTCTTTCAGTTTCTTCGGATTCTTTTCTGGATTAAAATCACAAATAATACTTCCGACTCGCTTCCCGTTCGCACCGAACCCTGCTATATAAAAATCCACATTAGAACTATTCATTTTTTTACTCCTTTCAATTAAATTGGAACGTCAGTAGTTCTCCACTGTGCCTATTTACCAAATGCAATCCACTGTGCATCTTGACCTGTTCCCGAATTATCATGCACAGACAACGTAAATCCTGTTAATGAATTGTATTCAACAGCACGTGAATCGAAGTAAGCAGTACCTTGATGGTTTGTTATTATTTTCCGAAAAGAATTAAACGCTATCGGGAATGTTACCCATCCGTGCTCATTAGATCCCCACTGCATAATTAGCCCACCAAAGAAGATTCCTAAGCAAACATATCCGTTTTGCGCGATGTTGTAGCGTACACCAGACGCAGTCAATACCATTTTCAACAGCTGACCGAACCATGAGTTAGTTTGCAGCGAGCTGATAGCCGTAATAGCAGATGTTAATACCAGTTTTTGTATGATACCTTCTGCAAAATCGGATACTTGTGAGACTTTAAATGATTTCCAATGATTCAGTATTCCTCGTACCCATGATGTAGACGTAATCTTGCTGTCAGAGTTATCATTAAATTCTGCATCGTTGGTCGCCGTTTTAATATCTGCAAAAGTAACCAGCTGCCCGCTATCTAAAACTGCCGAAACGTTCCCTGTATTACTGAAAGTCAGATTCAATGTCATTCGTTTAGAAACAACCGTCGTACTTCCCTCTGCCGGCATTGTATCCGGATCAGTATCCGTCATATATGCAAACATGATTTCTCCATCATCCGGATCAGTAGCAAATAATCCGAGCTCTCTTTCTTTAAAAGGTTTAGTTATACCTGTGTTAGTTAATGTAGATACCAACTTAACGATAGATCCGTCTACAGTGCAAGACGCAATCGTCAAATCCTTTTCTCGTTTGACCAGATCGGTCAGACTACTACTACTATTACTACCACTGCCAATACTGATTTTTGTGAAATTCAATGTTGCCAGACCTGCGTTAATTTTTGCCTGCAAGTTGAGCCCTTTTTCTGTTAATGTGAAACCTTGCCAATTAGCCATGATTTTTTCTCCTTTTACGCAATCAACATTTTTATATCAACCTCTGTATCGCTCATTATTGCTACTCCGATACTGATATCTTTTGTAAATTTAAATTCATCTTTAAACCTACTTGAAATAATGATCTCTTCGTCGTCTACAACTGCCGCACCGATAAAGACAGTTCCATTTATTTGGCGTTCAAATTCGATGGAATCGCACCAGCTCCGCAGATTTTTCGATAACTGGATCAGATTAATTAATTGAATTAGTTTACTCTCGTCCGACACTGCTTCAGTCAAACCGGTAACTTTGAAACGATACGGATTACCGCCATATTCAAACCATTCTTCTATATTTCCGGTTTTGAATACCATTCGTAATGCAGATTCAACACTGTACAAAGTCCCTTTTTTCATGTGCCACAAGATACTGGAGCGTATTAGCTGTTCTCTGACCTCTTTTGAAAGCTCTTCATCATACAGATCAGTATGTAATTCCCAGGCTAAATGCAGAAGGATAGTATCATCATACCTGGATAAGTTTTTCCACAAAAGCAGCGTATTGATACTATCGTTAATATTCAGCAGTTTTTGCGTAACCACCTTTGCCAGGGCCTGCACTTCTTCATCATCAGCAATCGATGAAGGGAGAAGTAATGCTAAATCTAAGGCATCCAGATCATTCATCTTCTATCCCTCCATAATTCACCGTATTGCTGCCGTCATTTTTCGCGATGCCAATTACATACGTGTCATTACGGCTGCCATCTTTAATTCTGGTAAAGACTGGTGATGTTATTTCTACTCGTTTGGCACCGGCTGTCAGACATAACTGAATCAGCTTATCCGGGTTAATATCCCTCCCCATTTTAGAATCTTGCCAAGCGATATAGTTCGTCACTGCATTTTCCACATTCCTGCGGGTTGTTTCTGTATCAAGGCCTTTCCCCAGGTAATAGGTCATGTTAATGTTGTAGCTTGTTGTTTCCGGTACCTTAACAGCGACCTTGTCTGTCAGCGGTCTTCTGGTCTCGTCGGATAGATAAGCAAGAACCGTGTTTTGCAATTCTTTCCCCGGCAAACTTCCTCTCGTCTCCACAATATATACATCTACACTTCCCGGCTCTGGTGAAACTGCTTTTGCCTGGTTAATCAAGGATGATGCTGCTTTAGCAAAATATTCATAAGCTCCTGCCGGGCCAGCCGTGCTGAACGATTCCGGGGCCTCCTCTGCACGTGTGCGCAGCGTTTCATCGTCTTCTTCGTCTGCTCCGCCTTCTGACGCTGTAGTATTTACGGCAGATGCAATATACGGGGCTACATCCACCATCGTCGTAACAGTACCCGCTGGCATCCCATTACCAGCCATCCCAATTTTCTGACAGGTACATTTGACTGTCCCGGAAGTCTCCCCAACTTTTATGACCAGCGTTTCGTCTGTTGCAAAGTAGACTTGCGAGCCGTCACTTACACGGGTTCCCTGCGGGACAGTAATGTTAAAAGATACCGCTTTAGACAAAGAGAATTTCTCTGTCAAGGTGGCTGCTGTTCCTGGGGTCCTTGTCACTCCAAGCAGTGCTACCAGGTTGTCCAGGTTTTTCCCTTTAGCGTATTTCAGCAGGTTTTGCTTCCCCGTGTAGTTGATTTTATTCAGCAGCATAATGACTACGGAAGCAATGACTAAGATAAAAAGTCTGACCGGATCAGCTTTTGCCAGTGTTCGTCCGGTTACAGCCGTATACACATCCATCAAATACGTTACTACTTTTTCCTTATCGGCACTGACAAACTCCACTTCGGGTAAATTACTTACATTCATGAATCATCACTTCCTTTTATCGATACATCAACAATCGGTGTTAACCTCTGCTCATCTGTGTCATACTCAAAATCAATAGAGCGGATTATTACTCTTGGTTCGTAATCATGAATCGCATTAAAAAGCTCTTCCCGCAAGACACTTTCTGTTGACCCGTCCAATGGTTCATCTACTGCACCCCACGAAATACCAAGTCTACGATCCAACGGAACACTGAACACGTGGGTAGAAAGCAGCGTTCTAATATTTTGTGCAATCTCTGCTATCTGGGAATCTGGCTCCCAATCAATAGCAGTTGCTTTACTGCCTGAAATAATCACAAGATATCACCTACCGTATCATCCACCTGATCCAACACATCCAACGCTTCCTGCTTATACGCGCTAACCTTTTCTTTCACCTCAGATACCTGGGACACAACATTGCCCCACGGCGTACTGGTATTGGTTTCGGTTGCAGCGTTTGCGTCTACCCGGTATTCTTTCAACGCGACTGATACAGTGACAACGTGCATCTTTCCTCGCTGCTTCCAGTAAGACGGTTTTTCCGACAGACCAGTAATCATCCACTTATTCTGACTGACCGGTCTGTTTCCCAGGATAAAGCTCACGACCTCCCCCGTATCGCGCATATTTCGAAGTACTTCCAATTTCTTTTCAGGCGTTACATTGAGCTGCGAAAAGAGCTGAATATCAAACGTTATTTCTTCCGGATCCAGCCCGGTGAATTCCATATTAGACTTTTCAGCAATAATTTCATGCTCTGCTGATTTAATGTTTCCTTGCCGAGAGTAGTTATCAAACGTCAATACTCTTCGGCTTGACACATTAAAAGTAATGCCGCCCAGGCTTCCTACCGTTGCCATACTATCCTCCTATAAACACATCAGGGCTTCCTTCGGCTACACTGCCGCCACAGCTTACGCGGTCGCCAATCCGCGCGGCCGGCCTACCGTTAATAAACACAGTGGTACTCCCGCTCGAAACATGCCCGACATGCGGGCTGTGAGCTGGGCAGGAATGGCTGGCATACGTATCATTCAGGCGCCCCGCCCCTCTTCCATTGATAAACACATCACCGCTGGCTGATACGAGAGCGACTGGCGGACAAGCATCATGCCCGGTATTGTTATCTCCTAATCGTGTTGCCGCCGGCATTTCATCTTCTCCTACTCATTAATTCTTACTACGGCGCCCTTTATGGTAATCACCCCTGTGGCTTGAATTGTTAGATTCCCAGTGTTGCTGTCATGTTCTATGTAAGATCCGTCTCCAAAATCAATACGCCTGATCCCAGTTCCAGTTTTAACAGGCGTATCTACCTCATTGAAAAAACTTCCCAACACGACTCCCTCACTGTTTCCTGTTCCACCGGAGTTCGGAATCATCA